TAAACCAGTAGAGCCGCACCCTTGAGTAATAAAATTTTTATATCTACCCTGTATACGTAGAGCCTCCCTATAAGGGGATAATTTATTATACCTGTGTATACAGATTTGTCAATAAAAAAATAAATTATTTTAAAAAAGTAGTTGACAGAATGTTGTAAAGCACTATAATAGGGGGTATGTATTATTTAATTGGCAACATAGCACACACGCTTTAAATTCAATTTAAGGCTATACGCCTTATTTAATACATAATTCCATTGGTGGTCTGGGAACTCACCACGATAAACACGAGTTCTAATGATACTATACCAATGGACTCAATGTTTTCCATTGGTTTCTATACCCTAAACCTTGGAGAACAAAATGACAACAAATGAAATGATTACAGAATTAACACAAACAGTCTCTGATTTAAAAAGAGACGTTGAATCACTAAAAGAAGATAAAAATTATCTATACGATAAACTAGAAAAGGCATATGGGGATAGAGTTAAGTTACGTGCGGAGAATGCTAGGCTTAAAAATCCTAAACCTGTTGTTGAAGAAGAAGAATGTCTAGCCTGTTCAGCTTAAAAGAAGATATAATTAAAATAAGTCAAGAGTTTTATAATGCAAAATCTAATGAAGATAAACAAAAACATAAAGAAAGCTTACAAAAGAGCTTTAAAAAGTTTCATAAGTTTAGGCATAGTCGCATGGGTGACTACAAAGCTGTGGAAAAAATAATAAAAAATATAATTTAACAGGAGTAAACTACTATGTACGGAAAAATGGGCAAGAAACCAACTAAAAAAATGGCAGGAATGAAAAAAAAGATGGGCAAAGGCGGTACAGCTAAAGCTAAATCTGGTACAATGAAGATGAGAGCTGATAAAAAGGCTAAAAAATCTAAATCTATGTATGCCTAATAGAAATTATCGAAAAGAATACGATAATTATCACGCAAAACCTACTCAAAAGAAAAGAAGAGCAGGAAGAAACAAGGCAAATGCATTAAAAGGTAAGAATGGCAAGGATGTACATCACAAAGATGGTAATCCTTTGAACAATTCCCGAAAAAACCTTGCGGTTACATCAAAAAAATCCAATAGGTCTTTTCCTAGAAACAAAAAAGCAGGTAAAAAATAATGGCTAAACCGGGATTATACGCAAATATACATGCTAAAAGAAAAAGAATAAAAGCAGGTAGTAAAGAAAAAATGAGAAAAGTAGGAGCTAAAGGTGCACCTACTGCCGCTAATTTTAAAAGAGCGGCTAAAACAGCTAAAAAGAAATAGGATAAATATGCTAAAAGGTAATCAAAAAAAATTAGATAAAAATAAAAATAATAAGATTGACAAGCAAGATTTTAAAATGCTAAAAAAAATTAAAAAACCTAAAGTAAGAAAAAAGAAATAATGAAAGGCGTACCTCATTATCTACCAAGTGGTAAACTATATAAAGGCAAAACTCATAAAATGCCTAATGGTGAGCTACATAGTGGTGCAACACATACAAAGAACTCACAAAAATTAACTCATAAAAAACCTAAGAAAAAAAGTGTTAAAAAAACATAAAAGTAAAACTGGGGGATTAACAGCCGCAGGTCGTGCACACTTTAAAAGAACAGAAGGTGCTAATTTAAAACCACCTGTATCTAAAGGTAAGAATCCTAGAAGAGTTTCTTTTG